GTTTTTATTATTCATAAGCGTAAAATCTCGATGTGCTGAACTTCCGAAATAATGTAAGTGTCTGTGGCTCGGCATTATCATAACCCATTTTTTATTCGGCTTGTCGCTTTTGAATAAATAATATGTATCCTTCATATATATATCTCAATAAAGAAGTTTTCGTAATCTATAATATCCATTATAAAAGACAAAATACAAAAATAATTACTAGTTATATTATTTTAGGAAAAATTATAATATTTTATAGTTTTATATAGAATGCCGAACTACGATAAATCCGTAATTTATACAATAAAAAGTGGAGAGGATTTGTATGTCGGCTCAACTACAAATTTTAATGTCAGAAAAGGAGAGCATAAAACAGCACTGAAAAGTGGATTGAAAAGAAAAATATATGAGGTAATTAGGAATAACGGGGGAGAGTGGAATATGCAACCACATCAGCTATATCCGTGTAAAAATAAAATGGAATTATGTATCCAAGAAGAAAAAATAAGACAAAAACTTGGGGCGAACATGAATATGTATAAGGCATATAGAACACCCGAAGAAAAATTAAATTATAATTCTGTAAAATGGAGGGAGCATAAACATAAATATCCAAATAGTATCGAATGTAAATGCTGTGGTGGTAAGATTTACCCACGAGCAATTGACCGACACCTTACCACGAAAAAGCATTTGAAACACTTTTTAGATAATGTTTTAAAACATAAGAAGATGATGCAACAGTGTCGGATTTTTTGGAAATATTAACCACTTTGTTCGTCTTTCTGTTCTTCTACTCCCTCATCTTCGCTCTCGTCATTACCCATAACCATAAAATAAGGTGCTTCGTGCTGTGGATAAAAAACGACGGCTGGTTGTGGCGGCGGTGGCGGTGGCGGTGGTGGTGGCGGTGGGAGATTGTTTGGGTGGAAAATGCGGGCGTTATGTAAAGCGATCATTCTTTGCCTATCTAAATTTATCGGTGCGTTATCTCTCAACGCCGCCCACCCAGCCTCTCCATCTGACTCGGGTGATTCGTAACCCTCTTCGGCAGCCATTTTATATATATATATTATTAAAATATTATACAATAATAAAATTGACTATTCTATCCAAAAATTATTTCCCACCTCTTCTTCTTCTTCTTCGGCTGCCGCACCATTTTGCGGAGGTGGGGGCATGGGGGTAGCGTCTGCGGGTGGAGGCATTGCCTCTCCACCAACACCTTGGTTGTTATTTTCTTCGGGATCTTGTCCGAATCCAGCACGGTCAGCCAAAGATTCTTCATCGATTACATCATCAAGGCGTTTCTTTTCTGCATGGGCGGCATTCCAGCGGGCTGTATCAACGAGGTTGAGGTAATTATCTCTTTCCATTTTGGCGACCAAGTCATTAATAATTCCTACTTGTATATCCAACTCATCTTGGAGGGCAGCCAATTCAAGAACACGGCTGTTGCTTAATTGGGCGATGAAGTCATCTTCGTCCCCAGTCAGTATTCTGCGACCTCCACCACCGCTTCCGTCGGGCGGTCTTGCACTTGAACCTCTCCCGCTCCCACTAGTATCTCTCCGCCTCCGCTGCCTCTTCTCATTATCGTCTTGTTGATTCCGTTTCATATATATATGATTTAATATTAAAAGGTTATACAATATTTAAATCTATATTTCTCTCAACAGCAACTTTATATATTTCTTCATCTTTTTCAATGCCTATAAATTCACGATTTAGATTTTTACATGCTATACCAGTTCCACCACTTCCCATCGTAGGATCTAAAACAACATCGCCTTCTCGTGTATAATATTTAATCAACCACTCCATTAATGGTATCGGTTTTTGAGTGGCGTGTTTTCCTTTTTCGCTTTTAATTTCTAATATTGTATTTGGTAAGGGGGGAGTGTATTGCCCCCCTTCATTTCTATAAAGTTCTCGTGGTTTTTCTGCTGTTTTAGAAGAATATAAATTGGTTTTTATAACTTCATTTTCTTCTTTTATGACGCTGTTTGGTAAGGGGGGTTCGTAACCCTTTTCTCCATTATTATAGTAGGAGAACTTATTATAAATATTATTTCCTTTTGCTTCTTCTTCTTTTATGACGCTGTTTGGTAAGGGGGGGGTGTATCTACTTTCTCCGTCTTTTCTCTTTTGACAATTGGGAATATCTATATTTCCATATAAAGTATTATGGTTTGTTTCTACAACAACATTTTCTTCTTTTATGACGCTGTTTGGTAAAGGGGGGTCATATATAGGGTCATCTCCTTTTTGTAATTTTCTATCGTGATGATATAATTTGCCACTATTAAATCTTTCATCACTATTATAAACATCGTTTTTTGTAGATGACTTATTTTTACCTCTTATAAATGTTTCTTCTTTTATGACGCTGTTTGGTAAGGGGGGGTTGTATCTACTTTCTCCATTTTTTCTTTCATTATAATCAGTTTTTTTATCTAAATATTCTTTACCATATATTTCTTCTTTTATTACGCTGTTTGGTAAAGGGGGGTCATACTTATTTACAATTTCAGTTTTACTTCTATTTTTAACCATTCCTTTATTATCAATACCATCTTTACCATTTCTTTTATTTTCTGTTTCTTTCAAAAACTTATGAGTATGATGAAGTGCAATATTTTCAGTATATACTTTTGGTAATTTCCTATAAAAAATATATACCATTTCGTGCTTTTTCATAGGCATCTTTTTCGCATTTAAGAAACCACATGCAGCGGATTTAACCCATATTAGATCATACCGAAAACATTTTGGATTACTATTAATAAGACTATTACCAAACTTGACGCTACATGTAAAAGCCATCACTGCTTCTTGTTTGCATACTCTATTCACTTGTTTCCAAAATAAATCCAAATCAATAAGACAATCCCATTTACAAGATGTTTGACCATAAGGTAAATCAGCAAATAAAAAGTCAATCGAATTATCACTCATATCTTTCATTTCCTCTAAACAATCGCCGTTAATTAAAGTCATATATACTTATACAATATTTAAATCTATACCCGTGTAACTACGATTTAATTTTAAACATCTGACGCCCGTTCTCGCATCATGACAAGTAATATCTAAAACTTCACTATTTTCATTTGAATATGTTTTCAATATAAAATCTAATAATTCTGTCGGTCGTGTTCCAGCATTTTTGTCTTTTTTTTTGGATTTATCTATTTTAAATTCTAAAAAATCATCGGGATATTTTCCGTAGTGTCCTCCCTCTGATGTTACTACATTTTTTTCTGTTTCACATTTACCCCAGTATTCGTTCTCACCACCATATTTAACATTTCGTTTTTTATAAAATTCATTTCCTACCATTTGCGGGTTGTAGATTCCTCGTTTTTTATAAAAAATACATATATCCTCACATGATCTTAATGGTTGATATTTTGCTACTAAAAAATTTGTTGAGTTGTTTTTTTTCCATACATATTTATATTTAAAATGCTTTATTTGAGATGATGCTAATTGTATTGTAAATCGTTGAGTTGAATGCAATACCACCACGCCATTTGGTTTTAATACTCGCCATATATCGTCCCATAATTCTTCCCATTTCAAAACCTTATCCCATTTAGCAGATGTTAAAGAATTAAATGGCGGGTCTGTATATAAAAGGTCATATTTATTCGATGGTAATGTTTTTATGACTTCATGAATATCTCCTTCAATTAGATTCATATAAATATATCTGATATTATATATATAGAATGAATTATACTAAATGTACCGGAACACCATTAGCACTGGAATACAACGAAAATTATATAAAAAATATAAAAATGGCGTGCTACTGCCCGTATTGTTGTTTGCTAGTAAAACGAGAACCTACCCCATACAAATTAGTAAAGACCGAAAATGGATTTATAGAAATATATGATGAGTCATATTACGAAGAAAAAGACAAAAAGTATGAAGAAATAAAGAAATCAGATAATTCGTGTGATCCGTGGTCGAATACCCATTGCAAACCACACGAAGTATATTTTTATACAAATGAAGAAGAAAAAGAAGATTTGTAATTACAAATGTAGATTACAAATGTTCCGAATGTTCCAATAGTATTTATTTATTCTATATTCAGAAATAGAGAAAAGTAAAAAGTAAAGTTTGAAAATTGATTAACTTTATAACTTACAACTTACAACTCATAAGTGTAAAGTGTAAAGTGTAAATTACTATTTTAAAGAAATACCTAAAAATACTCCTCTATCTCCTTTTATCATTTTTAATTTATCATACTCAACACCATAATCAGCAAGTATAACATTCAATCTTTTTATATCACCCTTACTTTTATAATCTAAATCCAATAAATCACATACAGTCTTTTTGCATAAATAGTCATTATTATCATTTGTAAATCTGAAAGGTTTTTTAATTTTTCTTATAAATAGTTCGTTTTTTATGATCTTCATATTTTCAGTATGTTTTTCCTTTTCTATTTTTGTCAGTTTTCTGTTTTGCATATATTCTTGAATATCCAAATGTGTTTTACTAGTTCTGAATTTATCAACATATAATTCTTTATTTACTTTATATGTAAAATTATCGTCATTATGTTTCATATAAAATTTATAATCCCATTTCTTGCCTCTTTTTTCAATCAAAAACATGGATTTCGATAGCCAAAAATCAAAAGGATTAAATGGTTCATAATTTAAATTTTCAATACATATTACATCTAATTTATATAATTTGCTTGGTTTTTTTTCTACATTATTAAAATAATTAACAATTTTATTATGTAATTCATTTTTGGTATTTATATTTGAATAACTTACAAGTGCAGTTAATCTACCATTACCCGTCATAACATAAGCATTATCATCTAAATAATTCAACCTTTTTGTTAAATAATTTTGTAATCCATCACACTCATATTTTATATTATGAAACGCAAAATCAACCACATACGATTGCTCAAAATAATCTTCATTTAAAATCTCTTGAATTGATCCCATATTTCTCTCTCTATATACTCCAAATATTTTATTTAAATCATTTTTCTCTAAATAAAATATTCCTAAACAAAAACAAGATTTCCTTTTATATCCGAACAGAACCTTTTAAATTGGATTTCCAAAATATCTCGCTCTATTTCTCGTCTTAATCTTATCGCATCAAATATCCATCTAAATTTGTTCTCGTCATGGAAGGCATCATCACCATCATACCAGTCAGATAAAAAATCAATCTCTTTTAAATACGGATATGATGGTCGCTGCATCATGATAATATCATTTTGGATTTGTTGGTCTAAAAAAGACAAGTTCATTATAATAGACAAATATATTATTTATTCGATGAATCCGCCAGCAGCAACAACGCCAGCAGCATTACCCGACGCAGCGGCTTGTCCGCCTTTTAGCACTTGTTTACCAGTGCGTTTTACAGCCTTCGCCGCCTTTGTCCCTTGTTTAATCGCTTGTTTACCAGCCTTATATGCAACCGCTCCTTTATGTTCCGCCTTACGAACATCGCCTCTCTTCGCCGCCTTAACTGCCTTTTTAGCCGCCCGTTTCGCACGGCGAGCCTTATGAACCGCCCTATTCCCGTGAGTAATAGATTTACCGATGTTCTTTATAATATTCGCCATTTTTATATATTATATCAATAAAATTTTTAATCTTTGTTTTCATTTTTGTCTTCTTCTTCAAAAACCAACTGATTATAATTTCTAAAAAACAGAAACTCATTACCTTTTCTCAACGATGTGTCAATCAGCATGAAATCGTGCCTATGTTTCTCGCCTCTTTTAAAAACGGCGTTCATCACCTCGTCAGCCTTTTTTTTTGTCATAAGCATATATTCTTCTTGGATTGCATTTATTTCTTTCATGGTCTTCGGTTTAAATAAAAATATCATATTAGCATTACTGCGTAGACTTGGTGCTAAATCCGTAATCTTATGTCCTACAATCCATATCGATAGATTTTTATGACGACGATTTTTAACAGTCTGATTTAGCACCTTCTCATTTTCTCTTGTTCTTAATTGAGATGATACATCGTCTAAAATCAATAAAGTATGTTCGTTATCTTCTACACTGTCTTCTGTAAGTTCATCAACCATATCAAATACTTCTTCGCCTAGTTCCGTAAATTTTTGATCATCGGGTATTTTCTCAATAATCTTATCATCTATGGTATGAGCGGAAGGCGATACAAATATAATTTTATTAAACATCTTGCGATAAGATAATTTACTTTTTTTGTCTTTTGTTTTCCGATTAGACTTCAAAAGATTAACCAATAAATTAGTTTTACCGCTTCCCGATGCACCGCTGATAATATAAAAATGGCTTGTATTCATGAGAGGGTAAGCAATACCAACACCCTTTTTATCTTTAATACATTTGTCACACGCCATCTCTATTTTTGACACTTGTAAATCCGAGTTTTCTAATTCCGTAATTTTCATTTAATATATGTCTATATTTTAAGCCCACAGCATTGTAGGTATTTGCGGTTTTTGTATCGGAGTCGGCGTAGGGGGGGGAGTAGGTGCGGGTGGTTTTGCTCTCTTTGTATATTTCCTTTTTTGTTTAGGTGCGGCTTGTACGGTGTGCGATTCTTTTTGACTTTCCAAAAACGCTTTCATCTGTTTTACTGTCATCGGTTTATCATCGGGATCTTCGGTTGGTTCGGGTTCGGGTTCAACAATTTTGACCTTTTTGTCTTTTTTTACTGAAACTGGTTTGACTTCTTTTTTAGCATTGCGTCTTGCTTCGGCTGCTTCTCTTAATCGCTGGTCATTGGCTAATTGTTTAGCAGTCCTCTCCTTTTTCGGTTTAGCAATTTTCGGAGGAGGTGGAACAGCAATTTCCGATTCTTCTTCACTAGACGAATCACTGTCCTCAATCTCAACCAATACTTCTTTTTCGCTCAACTTTTCAACTGGTATTTTCTTCGTAATTTTTTTAGGCATCTATATATATAGAATGGATATTAAAAATTTACCGGAAACCGAAAAAGATTTTGAATTGCTAAATAATATTTGTATGAGCGTTGTAGAAGAAACCATACATGAAAAAGATAAAGATTGGACGGAAGCCGATGTCAACCTTTTTGTATCTCAATTTAATAATGCATACGAAGAAGACCCACTTGTCGATATGAATAAATTAGATTATAATTTTATTCCTTACGATGAGTTTGCGGAAAAATATTCTGGGTTTGATGAATCGGTTATTAATATGCTATGGGAATGTGAAAATAAAAAATTGGAAGATGCCCGAATCGCTCCGTTAAGAATAAATAATCAATCTATTAAATTAACTGATAATTTATCTAACCTTACATATATAGAAGATGGCGAGGCAGAAAGTATCTCAAAAACAGCAAGTCCAACAAATTGTAAAAGTGATAGTGGGAGAACTACCCAAGAAAAAGAGAAAAAAGAAAAAGAAGAGTGGGACGAAGAAGTCGTCGTTTAAATCTCAACCCGAACCATACCAAATCCCGTTAATATATCCACCGTTTCCAGCAACCATTCCCCGTCATAAACAAGATAATGACACGAAGGTTGCAAATATGTTAAGAAATTATGTTGGAGTTCAAAAAAAAGAATTAAGTAGATTGCGTAACGATCTTACAGCATATCGGCAAGAAGCCCAAACCGCATTCAGAACAAGGGTCGCATTCCCCCATAATACTGTAAATTACGGACAAGCAAGTGATCCGTCGGAAGATTTTACAGAAGAAGTTAAGAGCGATATTACAGATGCTAGTGTATACAATCCACCATCTCCGCCCGATGCTCCCGCTGTTGTTTTATCATTACAAAATGAACCAATCCCGACAAAAGCAAAACCACTAAAAACCGACTTTGAATTAATGGGTATTAATGGATTCGGGGCAGAGCCGCCACCCGCACCAATTCCGCTTATACCACCACCGCCATTATCAATGCCGTCGCTATTATCAGCCCCGCAACCTTTACCAGCACCCGAGCCAATGCCATCTGTGAAAACACCAGTGATGATAATAGAAAGAGAACCAATAACAAGACCGATTGATTTACGACAAGAGTTTGAAAAACCAGCCCCAGCTGGAAGAGGCGGAAGAGGCGGAAGAAGAAAAGGAGCGGGTAGACCAAAAGAGGGTTTTAAAACTAAAACAGAATTAAGAAGATTGTTAAAAGACGAATACGGTATTGTCGGTACAAGCAGTTTGACAACAGACGAATTGAGAAATCGTGCAATAGAGGCGAGTAAGAATCAAAATATTGTTTTTAAAGAATTTTAAAAAATAATAATAAATTATATATGGGAAGTAAGTTATTTATTATTATTTTATACAGAGATTTTGCACGAGAAAAAATTAGTTATGTCGGGTTATTTCCGAACAAGCAAGAAATATTAAGTCGCATTCCAATATTGTCATATAACGATTTGATATATAAAGAAAAAAAATATAAAACACCAAAAGCACTTTTTACATGTTTAGAAGTGCCGATGGAGAAAAAACATTATTTTAACTCGTATCATCTAACAGACGATATGAGATTTACTCAATAGAAACTTCTTGCTTGACATCTTGATTCTGCGTAATAACATTTGTCGGATTTTTAACATTAGTGATATCGTATTCTTTTAAAAGTGTGCCGATAGATGTTCCACGATTACTAGCCACTCTGCGGAGTTGATCGTATGAGCCTTCTTCATCAATATGCTTTAATACTATTTTCATAATTTCTCCTTCTTTAAGACCTAGTATCATGAACCTTCTGAAATACGAACCAATTGCACCAACAGCAATCGGCGTTCCCTTCTTTGTAGCAAACAGAGCAACTTTGTCTTTATCTCCAAGAAGACTCTTAATTGTATCAACAAATTTTTTGACACTGATGATATTTCGTTTCTGTCCGTATGATCTAAATGTCTTATATTTATTTCTTATAAAAATTGCCTTACCATCTTTGATGTAAATGTGGTTTCGGTCTTTATCGAGGTCGTCTTCATTCTCAACGGATTTATGAATGTCTATAAATGCTATATCCATATTTCTCGTGTTCACCTTCAAGAACAAAAAATTAATAATATATTTGATTGGGTCTGTTTCCTTTTTGATTGCATCGCTTAACTCTTTGTAGGTGGGGAGTTCTTTTTTAAGATTACCATTCTTGGCTATTTGATGGTTTCGTTTCTCATCTCTTATTTTTTTATCGAGTTCATCAATATCGTTTTTATTTGATTCAGAATTAAATAATTTTTTGATGACGACGAACATGCTGTATTTGGTATTAGGATTTTCAACACCGTTTAGTTTTTCAATGATATTATTAAGGTTTAATTTTTTGACTGGTTTGCGTTTGTCTTTTAATTCTAAAACAACTCTCAATCTTTTATAGGAGTTCTCGTAAGTCTTGGCGGTAGTCGGTTTTAGGCTCTCGGTAATAGTTTTAAGTTCCTTTTCCATTATATATATATAACAACATTTTATTTTTTCTTTAAATTAATTTATTTGTTTTCCTAAATAAAAGACAAAAATAAAATGATGTTATAATATTTTCCCTATTTTCCGGCAATTTTCGCCGTTTTTCGCCAATTTGATAAAATAAAATGATGTTTTAAACATATAATTTAAATTATATGTTTAAAACATCATTTTATTTTTCCTTTTCGGGGGTTTTTCGTCATTTTTTATCATTTATCGCCTAAATATATATATGGAGGTATTCTTTTAAATCATTTATCATTTAATTAATTATTTACGCCTTATCGACAAGGTCGCCATCATGACCCCGCCCAGTTGGATACGGCTTATTTTGTCTTT